AGAAATTTAAAAAAAAAAAAAAAAACTAAAAAAATCCTGTAATCTTTGTAATCTTGTAATCACCCTAACAATTATCCTTTTAGAACATGGACTAAGCCAGCCCAGAGTGATTACAAGGTGATTACAATGATTACAAAACCCCTAGAAATAGTCCTTAATTGTGACACGGTACTCGCCCTCCGGTTGCGCCCGACTACTTTTAGTTGGCGTTTTCTGGTGAAATTGATTACAATGATTACAAACTGATTACACCGAAAAGGGAGCAAAATGGCACAAGAAACGGGCAAGCATCGCCCGTGTTTGACAACACGGCAGGAGACATTTGCCAAGCATGTTGCAGAAGGCATCTATACAAATACGAACAGCGCAAGAATGGCTGGGTATTCGCACCGTCTGTCGGGGAAGCAAGCGGCGGTGTTGTTAAACGGTCGGGATTATCCGCATGTTGTGGAGCGTGTGAAGGAACTCAGGGAGGAAAGAGCACGGCGTTACGGCGTCACCATCATGGGTCAGCTTGAACGGCTCTCAAAGCTATCTCGTGGGGCAGAAGAGGATGGTCAATATTCTGCAGCAATCAACGCTGAAAAAATTCGGTCAGCTTTGGGTGGCTTGACGGTGGACCGGAGGGAGAATGTTAACACAATAGATCAACTATCACGGGATGAAATTGTTGGTCGGCTCACTGATCTGCAGAAAAAGTACCCGCAAGCCTTCGATATAGAAGCTGAATACAAGGATGTTACCGATGAGCAAGGGACCGGAGGCGAACTTTTGGAATACAATGAGGAAATCACTGCCGAAAAAGACGTTCGCAACTCGGATTGAGAACAAGCATGGCGGGGGAATACCCGATGTACATGTAATCTGGAATGGAATACCCTTTTGGGTAGAGTTAAAAGTAGCCTCCGGTACACGAATAAAACTAACTCCCAATCAAGTTGCGTGGAATGCAGCATATTGGGCGCGTGGCGGTCTGAATTTCATCTTGGTCAAAGACCCCGTTAGCAAGTTGCTTCTTTTATTTGACGGTTGTCATGGGTCCGAGGCCCTTGATGCAGGCATCAAGAGCGGTTGCTGCCGCCGGTACGGTACTTTTGATGAATTATTTTCGGCTCTTCGACCTCGGATGGAGGGTCATTTGCTGAAATCTTGCGGCTTCCAACCAAGTCTTGCGGCTTCCGGCGCGGAATCCGCTTACTAAAACCACCTGTATCCGCGCAGCGGGTGTAGGTGGTTTTAAAAAATAGAGTGTGCGCAGCACTCAATTTCTTTTCTTTGAAGCAGGCGGCGACTAGCCGCTCATTTTTTCTTGAGTTATGCGGTGGCCCCTGATTGGGACCACCTGTTTAGTTTACATGTCGAAGCCCATCCGGTTGCAATACTCGGTTCGGGTTTCGTCTGCCTCCTCAAACATTAGCTGCGCTGTCTTTTTTTCCTCTTTGTCGATGGCTGACCCGTCTGTCATGAGGATGTCTTTGAGTTCTGTCCCCGTCAGTCCCAGCATGCCTGCGTAGGTGAGGATAGAGAGATCAGGGTTGAGGTCGTAGTATTCCCTGATCTCGTCCGCGCAGAACGTGCCGAAGTCGATGAAGTCTATTTGATGAGCCATATTAGGTCCCTTTCTGGTTTGGATGGACGTTTTACTTGATCGAATGCTCCTTGACCGAAGAGGCCAACGAACTGATCTTTGGTTGGGGCAAGCTCTCTTGGTGGTTTGTAGACCCACGTTGCCAGCCCCTGATCGACCGCTTGTTGTTGGTAGTAGTCGATTAGCTTTGTGTATTGTCGAGAAACGCTGCGGTTGTCCCGCAACGCCTCTTCTAGGTAGAGCAGCCGATCCTTGAGGGGTAGCTGCTCCAGTTGTTTAGTTAGGGATGTATTCAATCGCGGTAGCTCCTTTCTTTAGAACCGCTCGACGGATTACTTCGCCGTCTAGGTAGAACCGATACTCTCGGTCTCCGTTGTCCAACATCCGATGCGTAGTGGTATGTCGCAGGAAGATGTGGGAGTTACTGGCAGAGGTGCCGACCTTGACCGTCACCTCGCCTGTTGCTTTGACGCCATACGATTTGTCTGACTTGTATACGCAGGCAGTGATTTGATTCCAGATGGGCCAGCTTCTCATTTGAACAGCCCATCATATTCGTGCGTTGACAGGAAGTGGCGGAAGTCGTTGTCCACCCGTTCCTGATACGCTTCCCACTCGTCGCGGAACTGTTGAGCGTCATCACCCTGCATCCAGAATGACCAGCCGCCCTCGTGTTCTACAACCTTTAGGCCGTAGCCAAGGTCCTCCATTTGATATCCACCTATCCTCATGCTGCGTCCTTTCTGACTGGTTGCCCTGCTTGGTCGCACAGGGCGATGATGCGGTCGTATGCTCTCGCCGCTTCGTCGTTGCGGTCTGAGTGGAGCATCATCATCATGAACTCCAAGTTGAACTTGATTGCGTTGCCAAGCGTTTGGCCTGTTTCTTGCGGTACTCCTACGGTGTATTTTTTTGTAGTCATACGTTGTCCTCCGAGTAAATTTCTGACGATTGCCATGTGCCATCGCCTTTGAAGATGTTGAGTTGTTTGGTCCTCCCTTCGTGCAGCATCCTCCGACCTTCGACTAATGCCAGAGTTTTGTTTTTGTGGAACGAGCTTATCATCCACTCTCCGTTGGTGTGAGAGAGCCGCCACCGCGACCCCCTCTTCCAGACGTTACTGTCTAGCCAAGCCATCAGTCTACAGTGACCGTAAAGGTTGTACCTGATGCAACGGTTATGTCCTTGTCCGAGAAGTCGTACTCGTCGATGATCTCGACAACGGCATCTTGGAGACCACCGTAGCTGTTGAGGTGCTCAACCGCGATCTCTCCAATGTCGTAGCTGTGGTCGCTAACGTCGAACTCCTCTATCTGATTTTCCAGACTGTCAATCTTGGCCTGCAGTTCTTCGATCTTGGCGTCAGTCTCGCTTTTGTTTGCGGACTGAACGATTGAGATGATGAGTTGTGCCAGCGCATTTGCGTCAGCGTCGATCTTGATATCTTCGTCGAACATGTGGTTCTCCTAGTTGATTGGTGCGGGAGCCGAGGCCCCCGCGTTGGTAATTACTGAGCGGTGATGTGGTAGCCCTGCTTGTAGAACAGGCCCAACAACTGCTTGCGGTCGCTGGCTTCACGAGCGGCCTTGTCCAGCAGGTGCTGCTTTAGGATCGGATCGTCCTCGTGAGCGGCGTCCTCCAATATCCGCTCCTCGTATGCTTCGGACCTGCGAACGGCGTCCTGCCGACGATGTTCATCCAAGCTCGGCATGTTGAGTACGAACTCACGAGCCTCCTCGAACGCTAGGTCGGTGTCCTGAAACTTGTCTTTAGAGAAGTAACGGTACTCGGTGGAGTCGGACTCTGTTGCTCTGTACTCGACTGCGAACCGTACTTCAGAGCCGTAGTTGGGTCTTGGTTCTAGGTAGAAGTTGACCTCGAACCTGTAGTAACCCAGCGCTTCGCCGTGGTCCTTGAGATCGTTAAGCTTTTGAAAGATGACCATTGTTGGTACTCCTTTAAAGTTATGTAATGTCTTATGAAACTGTGTGCATTACAACCGATGCTTGCCGCCTTTCAAAATCGCACCGAAGACTTGCCGACCGCACTCTTAGCGTGTCGGCGTCGAGGGAACGGTCAAGGGGTCTAAGCGAAGCGACAGAAAATGTGGGGAAATCATACTTGGTTCTGATGCCGCGTCATTTGCTGCACCGTCTTGGAGCGGGTACTCCGCACTATCACAAATGATGGGAGCGTCAGGTTCTGATTTGCGTACATTTTGTGATAGGCCCCGACCCCCAGTTGTGAGATCGTTCTTCACGATCATGGCTTCGGGTAAGAAGCCATTTGGGGGTTGACGGTGCATTTTGTAAGTGGCCCAACGGGGTTTTAATGCCCACGGGGGTTCATATATATATTACATAATGTGCCACAGGCGACCTGAGAGGCAGGCCCATGTTGCGCCTAAAATTAAGTCCAGACAAAAAATCGGCTAGTACGATTTGTTTGGTTGGTGATTGTCGCGTCTCGCTATGACGCTAAGTAGTACACCTAGCGCACGAGACTTTGACCTCTTGAGGGGCAAAGTTGCTGGGCTGGCGGGAGTGGAATACAATCATTCATTTTTGGTGTAAGCTGGTGCCCCTCTCAGACGCCATAACGGAACGTAGTATCGCATGGGGGTTTCTTAGCGCCCTAGGCGCGTCACCCATGCAACGGTCTGTTTCCATAAAGAGGGATCGAACACATCTTTGTTCGCCGACTACAGTTCGGAGACTGTATGGCTCCGGTTCAGGGGCCATTCTCTTTGAAGCAGGCGGCGACTAGCCGCTCAACTTATCCTTGCGTCAGGGATGGAAGCCCGCAGGGTCAAGACCCCTTGAGGGCTTGATTCACGACAGCCCGCTCGGACGCCCAGTTAAAACCACAGGACCAAGTAATAAATTCCCAGCAACGTGATAAGCCTTAGCAAAAGCACGAGCCGTTCCCAGACAAGCAATCTCCAGAGAAAGCACATGCCTCTTGGAAAACACAAGGCCCTAGAACAACCCTATGTTTTCTGGAAGGCAATGTTTCGGGGGTTACTACGCCTAATTGCAACGGTAGCCAGACAACCTCGACCCCCATCCCCCCCATTTAGGAGGTACACGGGTCGTGCGGCGTCCTATAGTGTTAGTCCGGTAAAATTGTTTCGGTGTTTTTTCGTTCGGAAAAAATCTGGGTGCAAAATCATTTCTCTTTGGTTATAGTTCCGATAACCAAGGTCCGAGGTTCGATAACATGGCAGAGTTTACTCCATCACCGTTGAGGATGTCTTCTGAGACGCGCCCTTTTCTTTACAATCTTTTGGACAATGTAATTGGCGTTGACGATGATTACCGGACCATTGGTGAGGAGGCTGGTTCCAAGCTTCGCGAGGACCCCTTGGGTGTTTTGAAATCTTTATACGAGGGCGGCAGGCAGAGTATTCGTGATTTTAGGGGGGACGTTAAAGACGAGGGTATTGTTACGGCTTTGACGGACATTCCATTGGAGATGAGCAAGGGCATGATGTCTTCTGTTTCTCGTTTAAAGGGTGGCATTGAGGGTTACAAGGCTAGTGGTTTGGATGAGGGGGAGGCTCGTGACGCTCAGTTGGGCGATGTTCTTACTGCTTCTGGGATTGCGGAGTTGTTGCCTATTGGCAAGGTGGCTAGTGTTCCTTTATCGGTGGCTGCTTTAAGGCAGGTAGACAAGGGCGCTGGCTCTGTTTTTGATAAGGTTACGGATGCGAAGCAGAGGGCTGCGGCTGAAGAGTTTGGGGCATTGGATATGGATATGCCTGCTTCTCGCCTTGGTTTATTTACTACTCCTAATCGGTCTCGTGAGGGAACGATGGACGATGACCCACAATTTGGAGTTTTAGCTTCAGGTGGGGTTAGAGATTTATCTGATGCGGAGTCGGCCTTAGCTTCAGGTGCTTCTCGTGAGTTTATTGCGGAGAATTACGGCATTCGTTTTATAGACATTCGAGACCCTTCTGGAACGTTGAAGGACCGCAGGGCTGGTTTTGTTTCTGACCCGAATAGTATTAAGTTTAGTTTTCCGGATAAGTTGGAGGGTTCTCATAAGTTAGGTGACTTAGTTTCTTTGGGTTTGAGTGCTTCTGAGCGGTTTATTTCCAACTACCGTCCTGACGCATTAGACAACATCAGTGTTGAGTTCAGGGATTTAACCGATAAGGGTTATGCTGGATATTATGATTCGGATGCTGATCTTATTGTTGTGAATAGCATGGCTCCTTTATCTGAGCAGAAGAAGACTATTCGTCATGAGATGGAGCATATGTTATTAGATCAGGGTGGTCTTGAGGACGATGTTTTGGGCGCGAGTCCGGAGGGAATGTTTGATTTTAAGGTGGGTAGGTTAAATTCTATTGAGGGTAAGATTGCGTTTCATGAGAAGCGGTTATCCGATGGCCGTGGCGGTAACGTTGATACGGCGTCGATAGAGGATTTAAAGGAGGAGCGTGATGCGTTATTGAATCGCACTTCTTTTGAGATGTATATGGGAAATCCGGGGGAGCATCAGGCTCGTATTTCGGAGGGTGATTTAACTGGTGCGAAGAGGATACCTCCTACGCAGCAATTTAATACTCAGATAAACAGGCAAGCAAAAGGCTCTGGTTTATTGGAGCGTGGTGTTGAGGCTGGTTTAGGTGCTTTATTGCCGGAGAGTAGGTTTGTTGAGTTAGCTCGAAAGTACCCTGCCGTTCGTAAGTTAGCATATTCGGGAAGGCTGGACCCGTCTGCGTTTGAGAAGCATGCGAGGGTTTCTATGAGTGCTGACGATACTCGGGTTTTTAGCCCTCAGTATCCTGTCACGACTAGAGAGGACAGTTTATTAACACCAAGCATACCGTTTGCGAACGGTGGCAGTGTTGCTTCTAGGCTCACGGGCCTTGGTTCAATGGGGTATATGATATGAGTCAGCTTGACGGATACATACAGAAGTACGCTAGTAAGTTTGGTGTTCGACCGGATATTTTAGCTAGGATGGTTTTTCAGGAGTCGAGCAACAATCCAAGGGCGGTTGGTCCTGAGACTTCTCAGGGGACAGCGAAGGGCGCGGCTCAAGCTCTTGACAGCACGGCCCGAGACCCCGGTTATGGTGTAGCTCCTTTAAAGAATCAGTTTGATCTTGAGGACAGTGTTCGGTTTGGGGCTGAGTATTTAGCCATGAACTTAGAGAAGTTTGGGGGGGATTATGAGTTAGCTCTTGCTGGATATCATTCTGGCCCTTCTAGGGTTGAGAAGTTGTTGGCTCAGGGCAAAAACATTTTAGACATGTCGGAGCAGTTTCCTAACACAGTCAAGCATGTTGACAAGGTTTTAGGAAAGCGAAACGAGAGGGGTATTCGTCCGTTTCTAGTTGCGGGAACCACGGTTAATGATGAGGCAGAATCGGACCTTGCGAACATAGCTTTTGAGAACATGACGGACGAAGACATTGTGATGGCTCAGGGGGTTAAACCTTCGGGCATTACGGGCGGAGCGGCTAGTGGCGTTAATCCTCGGATGGAGGCGATAGCTGCGGCTGTCATGGAGGCTAAGAAGGGTGACAAGGAACGTTCTGGTATTGGTAATATTATGAAGGGCATTTCTATGATGGAGTCTTCACCACGTCCCATGCTTACGCCGACGAGTGCCTTGCAGGTTTCTCAACGACCTCCTAGTGCTATGGATAGGTTTACGGGCGGCATTGGTAGTTTAAAGGACAGTATTGGAAAAATGTTTAGGATGGGGAATTGATATGGGTGCTTTAGGAGATTTCATTGACAGCATTACGTCTGGTCGGGGTCAGGACAGGTCTAGGGGAAAACAAGCTGGGTATGGCGGTTCTAGTAACAAAATCGTTGGTGCATCTAGCCTTCGCCCTCAACTTCGTCCCGATGATTTTGCCAAACAGGTCGCAAGGTCTCAACAAGATTCCGGAGGTTCTGATGGCAACGGTTCTGAAGCCTACCAAAGAATGCTAGAAGCACCTGCAAAGTATAATGATCCCCAAAATCCAGCTGATCTTTCGGGTGTTCCTTATTTCAGCGGTCCCAGCGTTAGGAAATATGATCCTAATCAAGGCATATTCGACTTCATTACGGACGTATATATTAATTCGAAGAAAGACGGCTTAACTGATCTCCGTCTGGGCATTGGTTCTTTAACTGGGGGTGATGACCTACCGGGGTTTCAGAAAACGATGGAGTCTATGGGTTATGCGGGATTGCCCGAGGAAGCGTACCAGACAGCGTTTGACAACTATACAGACCGTACTACGATGACAAAAGCTGCAATGAAGGGGCAGGAGGGGAATGACCCCGACCCGCCAATCGTCGATTTTGTTGATCCGTGTCCCGAGGGTTATCAGACTGATCCGGTAACGGGTATGTGTGTTCCTGTAATGGGCGCGGACCCTGAGCCGATTCCGTTTCCTGACCTTCCGGGTGGTGGTGGCGGCGGCATGACTTCTCCTGTTCTTCCTTTGATGGACTATACTCAACCTATAGATTACACTGCCCCGAGAATCTCGCCTCCTGTTCCTCAAGGCATAGCTGGAATACCTCGCACACCGATTATAGGTTAGTTATGAAGTGTCGGCACTGTGGTAGGGAGATTGAGGAGGATTCGGTGGACAAGGCTCCTTCGTGTTCCTCTTGCTATCTGCCTTGGTTTTTCTTTTTAGCTCGGAGGGACTATGAACTGTTGGCATTGTAGTACCGAGTTAATTTGGGGCGGGGACCATGACATAGATGACGATGAGGACTATGTTATGGAGACGAACTTGTCGTGTCCTAGATGTAGAACGTTGGTAATGGTTTATTATCCCGCAGAGGAACAAGATGACCCTTCAGAGCTTTGATGCGCTTCCCGAGGAGGCGTTGAAAGAAATACTGGCTTTAACTGAGGCCAAGAAGCGGCTTGATTTACAAGAGCAGGCGCAGAACAAGTTCATGCCGTTCGCGCATCATGTGTATGAGAACTTCATTGAGGGGCGTCATCACAGGGTGATTGCGGAGAAGCTGGAGGCTGTGGCTCGTGGCGAGTTGAAGCGGTTGATTATTAACATGCCGCCTCGTCATTCGAAGTCCGAGTTTGCGAGTTACCTGATGCCTGCATGGTTTTTGGGTAGGAACCCTAAACTAAAGATAATTCAGGCTACCCATAATACAGAACTAGCGGTACGTTTTGGTAGGAAGGTTCGAGATTTAATTGACGATCCTGCGTATCGGGAGATTTTTCCGGAGACGAACTTGAAGGAAGACAACAAGGGCGCGGGAAAATGGGGCACTGACAAGGGCGGCGAGTATTTTGCGGCGGGTGTTGGTGCGGCGGTCACGGGTCGTGGCGCGGATTTGTTTGTGATTGACGATCCACACTCGGAGCAGGACGCTATGAGCGACACTGCGTTTGATCATGCGTATGAGTGGTACACTTCTGGTCCCCGTCAGCGTCTACAACCGGGGGGTGCAATCATAATTGTTATGACCCGCTGGGGTAAGAAGGACCTTACGGGTCGATTACTGGCCCGACAGGGCGGTGACATCATGGCAGACAAGTGGGAAGTGGTAGAATTTCCAGCAATTATGCCTAGCGGCAACCCTTTGTGGCCTGAGTTCTGGGAAAAAGACGCATTACTGGGAATTAAAGCGTCTTTGCCTGTTTCAAAGTGGTCTGCGCAGTGGCAACAGACGCCCACGGCCTCTGAATCTGCAATTATCAAGCGCGATTGGTGGCAACCGTGGGAGCAGGACAAGATTCCGACCTTAAAGTACGTCATGCAGTCGTATGACACGGCGTTTTCGAAGAAGGAAAGCGCGGATTACAGCGCGATTACGACTTGGGGCGTGTTTAACCCGTTAGAGGGCGGTCCTGACCACATAATTTTGATGGATGCGCAGCGTGGTAGGTGGAGTTTCCCTGAATTAAAGGAAATTGCCTATGATGAGCACGAATACTGGGAACCAGACATGGTTATCATAGAAGCCAAGGCCACTGGACAACCTTTGATAGACGAATTACGTCTCAAGGGCATTCCTGCCTTGGGTTTTTCTCCGGGCAGAGGCAAAGATAAGGTCACTAGGATGCACTTGGTAGCTCCGTTGTTTGAGGCGGGGATAGTTTGGTATCCGATGGACAAGAAGTTTCCTGAAGAGGTCATCGAAGAGGTTACTTCTTTTCCGTATGGTGACAATGACGATTATTGTGATAGTATGACCCTAGCTTTAATGCGTTTTCGGCAGGGTGGTTTCATCTATCTGGACGGCGAAGATGACCAAGAGGATGAGTGGAAACCTCGTAGACGGGAGTATTACTGATGGTGATGTCACCAGACATAGAAGTACCGATTAATGTGCCTATGGAGTTTCCTAACGGGGCCGAGGTTATTGATGACGGCATGGGCGGGGCGATAGTCCAGTCTATGGAAGAGATGCCAATGGATATACCTGATGACATTCCGTTTGATGCAAACTTAGCAGAATACTTGGATGACGGTGTTCTTGGCGAGATATCCTCTGATCTTCGTGGTTTATACGAGGAAGATTTAGAGTCGAGGTCCGATTGGGAGCAGACGTACACCAAGGGTTTGGATTTACTGGGTCTAAAGACCGAGGAGCGCACAACTCCGTTTGAGGGTGCGTCTGGTATTGTGCATCCCATGATTAGCGAAAGTGTCACGCAGTTTCAGGCGCAGGCATACAAGGAGCTTTTGCCAGCGGGTGGCCCTGTTAGGACTCGTCTTATGGGTATGCAGGACCAAGCTCGTGAGGATCAGGCTAATCGTGTAGAGCACTTTATGAACTACCAGATTACGGAGATCATGGAAGAGTACGATCCGGACATGGATCAGATGCTGTTTTATCTCCCTTTGTCTGGCTCTACGTTTAAAAAGGTTTACTTCGACCCCACTAAACAACGTGCAGTTGCACAGTTTATACCAGCACAAGATTTAGTTGTGCCGTACTCTGCTTCTGACTTGGCTACGAGCAATCGGGTCACTCATGTTTTGCGCATGGACATCAACGATGTACGCAAGATGCAGGTTGGCGGCATGTATCGTGACGTTGATCTAAAGGAGGGCGGCGAGGTTGAGGCTGACTCTGTTCGTCAGAAGGTTAACGAGCTAGAGGGCTTATCAAAGAATTACTCGGACGATGTTCTGACGGTGCTAGAGATGCATGCGGACATGGACATTGATGGTTTTGAGGACATAAACCCTGAGACAGGGGAGCCATCGGGCATAAAACTGCCATATATCATTACGATTGATGACAACTCGGGACAGGTCCTGTCTATTCGGCGCAACTATGACGGCGCTGACCCAGTTCGTCGTAAGCGTCAATACTTTGTTCACTACAAGTTTATGCCCGGATTAGGGTTTTATGGCTTTGGTTTAGTGCATATGATTGGCGGCTTAGGTCGCGCATCAACTAGCATTTTGCGCCAGTTGATTGACGCTGGTACATTAGCTAATCTTCCGGCTGGTTTCAAGGCTCGCGGTGTTCGCGTTCGTAACTCTGATGAGCCACTGCAACCGGGAGAGTGGCGGGACATTGATGTTCCGGGCGGTGCAATTAGAGATTCAATAATTCCTCTGCCCTACAAGGAGCCTTCGGCTACCTTGGCACAGATGCTTGGCGGGTTGGTTGCAGATGGCAGACGCTTTATATCTGTAGCAGACCAACAGGTTCCAGACATGAACCAAGAGACGCCAGTCGGCACGACTGTTGCGTTATTGGAACGTGGATCAAAGGTTATGTCCGCGATTCACAAACGTTTGCACTACGCGCAGAAAACCGAGTTCCGGCTTTTGGCGCGTATCTTCGCTGAAAACCTACCTCCTGTTTACCCATATGAGGTGTCTGGGGCACCCCAGCAGGTTAAGGCGCAAGACTTCGACGGCAGGGTTGACGTCCTCCCAGTCAGTGACCCTAACATTTTTTCGATGGCGCAGCGAGTTACATTGGCCCAACAACAACTCCAGTTGGCTCAGTCAAACCCGCAAATGCATAACCTCCATGCGGCCTATCGTAGAATGTATCAGGCGTTGGAGGTGCAAAACATTAACGAGATTCTTCCTCCCCCTCCACAACCGCAGCCAAAGGACCCTGCGATGGAGAACGCGGACATGATTTCGGGACAACCAGCCAAGGCCTTCCCTCCTCAAGACCACGATGCTCACATACAGGCTCACTTGAGTTTGTTGAATTTGCCAATACTTCAAAACACTCCTCCTGTTCTGGCGGGGTTGATCACTCATGTGTTGGAGCATGTTTCACTAAAGTCC